CTGGGAATCCGGTTTGCAAAATAGCAACTAAGCCGGATTCCCGAACTTCTACAGCCGAAGGCCGACAATGCCGCAGCGTTAAGAGTAAGCGACGAGAGAACGACTGGTGTAGATGCAAACTCATACCGCACCCCGGCTGTTTAATTAAAGGACGTACAGACATGATAGCCACGTACATCAGTGAAAAATACAATCCGAAAGAAAAGTACAGCCGCTATGTCCGCAAAGACGGGAATGGTGTCTACTACTGGTGTGAAGTCGGAAAAGACAGGTTTAACTACCGACAAGGCACCGCAGAAGCGTCCGAGATTCCTAGTCTTGTCCGTCAAGCTGCTGACGCTCTGTGCGGTTTCTTTCCTTCATACGTTGATTGGCCGGCGTAGCATGCCCTCCCACGCACTCTTCGCACCGTCGTCCGCCGCCACTTGGCTGGAGTGCTCTTTCAGTGCGCGTAACAGCGTACCGGAGCCGCCGAAGCCTCCCAAGACGCAAGCGGCAGCGGACGAAGGCACGCGAGCGCACGAACTGTTCGCCGCTGCGGTATCTCACGACATGCCGCACGAAGACGACGCCAAGGCGGAAGCCATCGCGCTCGGACTTGATTTTGTACGTCAGCTTGAACCTGGCGAAATCTTCGTGGAGTTGAAAGGCGAGCTATCCCCCGAATGCGGCGGTACGACGGACTTACTGAACATCCCATATGATCCGTACATCGTTACGGTGCTGGATAACAAGTTCGGCAAGTGGGACGTTGACGCGTATCACAACAAACAGATGCTATCATACGCCGCCATGAATCTGCACCGCTCGGAAGCTGAATGGTGGCGTCTTGTCATCTTCCAGCCATTCGGCTTGGACGAAGATCCGTTTAAGCAATGGATCGCGCATCGCAGCGAAATCATCGCACACCGGGAACGGGTATTGCGAGCTATCGCGGACCGAAGCGCCCCGCGCCCCGGTCCTTGGTGCCGCTGGTGTAAGGCGTTCCAGCAATGCCCCGCAATGGCGACGGACGCCGGTTTCGTCATGGGTGCCATGTCTCGCGCACCTGAGACGCTAACGACCGAGGAGCTTGTGCGATTGTTGCGCCTGATCCGTGCTCTTGGCGACGTGAAGGCGGTTTACGAAGATGCACTATCCACGCACCTGAAAATAGGCCGTACAGCGGTCGGCGCGGTGTTAAAGCCTGCACGTTCCTTCCGTGCGTGGAACGACAATGAACAAGCCGCCAAAGTGCTGTACGAAAATTTCGGCCCGCGCGGTATCAAGCCAGTGTCGCCAGCGCAGGCGGAAAAATTGGGTTTGGCTGGTAAGCAGTACGCGGCAGTTGGATCGCACAAGCCGCAAGGCGAACTGAAAGCGACGTACTGATATGACATTGGCGGCAGTCTTTCCGGTAGCCCTGGTTGTCCTAGATATGTGCGCGAGCGTGGCGTACGCCTTTGACGGTGACTGGCGGCGCTCAATCTATTGGATGGCGGCTGCCACCCTCACTTCATGCGTAACCTTTTAGCTACTTGACGCACCCTAACCGTACAATTACACTACGCACGTTGATTATTTGGCAAATCTGACAAAAGGAAAACTACACAATGGCACAGCGACAATACGAAGCCGCGACCGTCTTTAATGCACGCATCGCGGATATGCGGCACCTTTGGACGCCAAGCACGACGTACAAGGGGCAGCAGACGCAGAAGCCGAACTACTTCGCCATGTTTCTGGTCAAAAAGACCGTGGCGCAATGGACTGCCGAACCGGCACTTGCGGGCATCACAGCGGCGTGCGGCAAAATCTATCAGAGCAATCCGCATATCCTCACTTGGCCGGTCGTTGACGGCGACATGCCGAGTCCTGAAGGCAAGTCTTCCGAGTTTGCCAAGGGTCATTGGCTGTTCTCGGCCTCGAGCGGCAACCCGCCCAATGTCGAGATCGTACAGGCCGGCGGTGTACTCACGAAGCTGACGCAAAAGGTCGGCGTCAAGTCCGGCGACTACGTGATGGCTGGCGTAACAGCAGCCGTCAAACAGAACGATCCGCGCGGCGTGAAGCTATATCTTAACGCCGTCGTGTTCTCCGGGCCAGGCGAAGAAATCGTGTTTGCCAACTCAGTCAGCGGCGCCGAACTCATGAGGATGGCGGAACAGCAGGGCTTGCGTCCTGCGGGCTTCAGCCCGTCGCCGGGCGGTTTTGGTGGGGCACCCAGCTTTGGTGCGCCTACTGGTGGACAGCCCTTCCAGCCGCAGCAGGGTCAGAGTGGTGGGGGTTTTACGCCGCCGGCAGGCGGGTTTGCCCCGACACCGGGCGCCCCTGCATTCGGGGGTGCGCCGGGCCACGCTGGTCCGGCTTCCGGTGGGAATGTGACGACTGCATTCCCTTCTAACACACCGCCGAATCCATTCGGCCGCTAGCATTCTAAGGACGGCGGGGCTTCGGCCCCGCTTTTTCCAATGCCACACCCCGACGACCTATGGGCGGACTTTGAGACCCGGAGTCGCGTCGATCTTAAACGCGCTGGCGCTAGGCGCTATGCAGCGGACCCGTCCACCGGCATTACATCGGTCGTCTGGTACTTCCGTGGTGTCTGGAAAACTGCATGCCCCGTACACCTACATTTAGGCACACACACGCTGGCGGACCTGTACACCGACGTGCGGTTGTGTCATCGGTTCGTTGCCCACCACGCTAATTTTGACGTTTCAATCCTGCGTGCGGTCAATCCGTTCTTAGAACTGCCGCTTTCAAAAATTGACTGTACGATGGGCCGCGCACAATCGCTGGCACTCCCCGGCGGATTGGATCAGGTTTGCACAGCACTCGGCATCAAAGGCAAAGATCCGCGCGGGCGCGAACTTGTCATGAAAACATGCAAACCGTTACGCGACGGTACATTCAACGAAGACGTACAGGTCTATCGCGATTTGCTTTCGTACAACCGGCAGGACGTTAGTTGTCTGATCGAGCTGGATGGCCGATTGCCGTCGTTGACACCGGATGAGCGTCTGATCTTTGAGCGTACATGGCGTAAGAATGAAATCGGGCTTCCGATCGACGTTCACCTGGCGACCGCCATTGCCATGCGGCGGCAGGAAATCGAGCAAGAGAGCACTGCGATTCTTATGGAACTGACGCAGAACGCGGTCACCAAGCTATCGCAGCGCACACGCATACTCGAATGGTGCAATAGCGGCAACCGCGCCGCCGGGCTGGAGAGCACACAGAAGCACATCATTGCGGAAAAACTGACTGACGAAAACCTGCACCCTGACGTACGGATTGTTTTGGAACTGCTACAATCCGAAGGCGGCTCGGCACCGCTTAAAGCGCAGGCATTGTTAGATCGCCACGTTAACGGTTTTTACAAAGACGCAACCCGGTACTTCGGCGCGCGATCAGGCCGGGGTACGTCCGAAGGCGTCAATACCTTCAACATTGCGCGACCGTCCGGCAAGTACGACGGGCAGGATGGGCGCCCAACGATCGATAGCGTCATAGCCGGGCTTAAAGGCGGATTCCGGTACGACAACGTCGCGTTAACCGACTGTCTGCGGGGGATGATCGTAGCGCCGCCGGGCTGGATGGTTTGCGACAACGACCTGTCAAATGCAGAATACCGCATTGCGCTTTGGATGGCTGGTGATACCGACCGCTTGAACGTGCTGGCGACGGGCGGCGATCCGTACATATACAACGCCATCGCAATGGGACGCTGTCCGCCGGGTTCTACCAAAAAGACGCATCCGCACGAGCGGCAGAGCTACAAATCCGTGACGCTCGGCGGTAACTATCAGCTTGGGTATCGCACGTACATGGCGCACCAACGCCGCGCCGGCAATAACATGGACGAAATCAAAGCCCGCTCGGATATTGACGGCTATCGCCAGGCAAATCCGCTGCTAGTTTCACTGTGGTACGCGCTGGCTGACGCTTTTAAGTTTGCGATCTACGAACAACCGGGTCGCATTTTCCCTGCCGGCAAAGTCGCATTTCAGAAAGACGCGCACGGCACGGTTTGGATGCTGTTGCCATCCGGCCGCGCCGTGCCGCACTACTCGGCACACATCACGTACGGCGGCGAAATGGCGTTCTTTCGTGGCAAGTTCGGCGCCATGCTTCGACAAAAGGCGTTTGGCGGTTCGCTGCTGGAAATTGCCTGCCAGTCCATGACGCGCGACCTGGTGACGGCGGCCGAAGCCGACATTGAACGCGAACTGCCGGACGTTGTTTTGATTCTTGATGTCTATGATTCGATTTTGGCTCTTGCGCGTACGGACGTGGCTGCTGTACGATCCGCGCAGATGCGCGATATCATGAAGCGTCCACGTCATTGGACTTCTGGACTGCCACTGGATTGCGAAGGGTACGAGAGCGAAAGAATGCGGAAATGAGCGTACGTTTGTTGGAAGGCGATTGCAGAGAAACACTGCGCGGCATCGCTTCCGATTCCATAGATTCCTGCGTCACTGATCCGCCCTATGCGCTCGTGTCCATAGTGAAACGGTTCGGCGCACTGAACGCGGCGCCAGCTCGCGGCAACGAAGCGTACATGCGCGCGTCCGCCGGTTTCACGGGTCAGCAATGGGACACGGGCGAATGCGCCATGTCGCCTGCGTTTTGGGCGGAGGTATGGCGCGTACTAAAACCGGGGGCTTTCCTGGTCGCGTTCGGAGCAACGCGTGGTTATCATCGGATGGCGTGCGCGATCGAGGACGCAGGTTTTGAAATTCGCGATTCGTTGGCGTGGCTGTACGGAACCGGATTTCCCAAGTCGCATAATGTGTCGAAAGGTATAGACAAGGCAGCGGGCGTGCGCGGGCACGACAGCCACAGATTTAACGTCGCTGGACTCGGTGCCGGATATAAATATAAATATAAATCAAACGGCGGCAGCAAGTTTCGCAGCGACCATCCCGACTATGTAAAGCCGACCGGAATCACATCACAAGCCGCCGAATGGGATGGATGGGGCACTGCGCTAAAGCCCGCATTCGAACCAATCGTGCTTGCGCGCAAGCCGCTGTCCGAGCCTACCGTTGCGGCGAATGTGCTGCGCTGGCGTACGGGAGCGTTGAATATTGACGCGAGTCGGATAGGACTTGCGGACGGTGAACAACCATACTCGTATCCGAACGGCGCGGGCGGTAGCGATCCGAATCATATGTGGCGCGGTCAGAAAAAGGGAGATGGTCAAGTTCCGCAGTCTGGAAACGCTAACGGACGTTGGCCCGCGAACGTGTGCCATGACGGCTCTGCGGAGGTGGTCGAGGCGTTTCCGCAAAGTGCGGGGCAGCAAGGCGTAGTTGACGGCCAAACATCACGACGCAACGTCTACAATAACGGTGTCGGGCCTAGACCTCGAGCAGAACCGCGCGGCGACTCCGGCTCCGCCGCGCGGTTCTTTTACAGCGCCAAAGCCTCAAAAGCCGACCGCGCCGGCAGTAAACACCCCACAGTCAAGCCCGTGTCGCTTATGCAGTGGCTCGCGCGGCTCACTACACCACCAGGCGGAACGGTGCTGGACCCATTCGCGGGATCGGGCACGACTGGCGCCGCATGTGCGCTGGAAGGCTTCAATGCAATCCTTTGCGAGCGCGAGGCGCAGTACGTAGCTGATATAAAACGCCGCCTTAACCTGCAAATGCCTTGGGATGCGCCACCAAAAACGCCGTTTCCTTGGAACACGCCATGATTGCCCAGCTAGGACGCTTCACCGTACGCGACCTGACTCCGTGGGATGCAGAACGCCTGTTCGTGCTGACTGGCAACCCTCGCGTAACGCAATACATGGGTTTCCGTACACACAGGAACGCAGAAGATACGGCAGGGCTTATCGAAGCATACAATAAAGACCCTACAAGAAAGTACTTAGCTGTCTGTCCAAATAATGACGTTACCGACATCCTAGGCATAGCCGGTTTCGAGATACAGCGGCACCAAGCAACTATGGCAATCATGTTCCGGCCAGATTGGAAAGCGCGCGGAGCCGGGCGCGAGTTCTCCAAGCCGTTCGTACAGTGGATTTTCACACATCCGCAAATTTGGCGTGTATGGGCGTACTGTCACGTTGACAACACCGAAGCGCAACGCGTACTGGAGCGCATGGGTGCGACGTGCGAGGGTCTGCTACACCGATTCGAGTTTTTCCCGAACGTCAGTACAGAGCCGCAAGATTGCTACGTTTACGCGATTGTACGGGAGTGAAAAAAAAAATGTGGAAGCCGCGTACGGAATACAAAACGCTAGAAGACGAACACTTCCCGATTTTGACGCGATGCAAGGGGCACACAGGAACCGGCCCTATGGTTGTTATCTGGAGCGAATGCGGACCCACACCCGGCGGGCATTTCTATCCGTGTCCCGGCGTACCGATATTTTTCGGTAACCAACAGTTCGGCATGATGGTCCACGATCACTTTGACGAATGGATGGAAATTCCGGGTTAAAACGGGAACTTCATGGCACCCAAACCGCCGAACATAGACCCGATGCCGCTGCCCTTGCTCTGATCGTTCTTGGCCTGCGCCTGCGCAATCTGCGAGTTGGCGTTGATGTCGGCATTCGTCACACTGGCCTGCTGGCCCGTCGCGGTCGTACCGACGCCGATTGCACTGAACATATTACCAAGCGCACTTTCGAGCTGGCCGAACTGCTGATTATTACCTGCCAGGTATTCTCCGTACGCATTGTTGGCGTTCTGTGCGACGATGCCGCTGTTGATGGTGCCAAGCGCGCGCTCATTAGCGCCGGACAAAAGGCTGCCTTTCGATGCGGCGCTGTCATTCTGCACCTTGTCCGCCTGCTGTAGCTGGTACTGCGCGGCTGGCGTGTTCGTGTACGTAGACATGAACTGGTCGTAACCTTGCGTATTGTTCGCAAAGCTGGAAACGCCACCGATTGCGTTCGTGGTTGGCTGCAGGAACGACTGACCGAAACTGTTGTACGGTGCGACGGTGCTGCCGAAGCCCGACGCCATGCCGTTGACCGAGCCCATGGCGTTGCTAAGATCGCCGGCCGCCAGGTTGGCACCGATGACAGTTCCGAGGCCACCGCCGAAGTCCGCCGCCATGTTGCAGGCCCTTGCGTTTGTATGACAATTCGACTAAGTATACCATCCATGGCTGTAAACACCATCATGATATCCGGGCGGCTGCCAGCGGCGCTCGTGGAGCGTCTGGACTACGTGACCCGGAACATCGATAGCGAAACCGTGAAAAACCGCTCAGCGGCCTTGCGCGAGGCGCTGGAGGCATGGCTGCCGGGCCGCGAAGATCGACTCCGGGAGCTGGGCATTATGGCGAAGGTGCGGAAATGACCGAACGCACCGCCATTTACATCAGCATGGCAATTTTCATCACGTTCATTGCGTACGCTTTCGGGTTCCTATGACCGTCAAGAAAAAGAAACCAATCAAGCGGATTCGCAAAACTTCGGCTAGGCAGCATGGACCGTCCGAAAACGAAATCCACATGAAGTGTGCCAAGTGGCTGGCTGATACATACCCCAGTTTACTGGCATTCCATGTTGCCAATGAACGCAAAGCATCCGTACAGTTCCACATGAAATTGAAGCGTCTTGGCTTGCTCGACGGCGTGGCTGACTGGCTGGTGTTCCCGCCCGGCCCTCGGAAGATCGCTATTGAATTGAAAGACGGCGAAGGCGTACAGACCGAAGGTCAGAAGAAATTCCAAAAGCGATGGGAACGCGCTGGCGGTGACTACTACCTTGTACGGACGCTGGAGGACTTTCAGGCTATCGTGATGTTTGCTTGAACCAAGGAATCGCAAGTGTCAAAACCACTGAATGATATTTCAGTAGACCTAAATTACAATGCACTTCGCATTTCCTTTAGCGGTGTTACTCACGTACGGATTGATGTGACAAAGTATCTAGCGCATCAATCATGGCGTGAAGGCTACGGCAACAAGAAATGGGTGATTGAATTTACGATGGAAGGCGGCGCAACTCTCACTTGCGAATACGATCGAGAGAATAAATGGCTCGCCGTACTGGCTGGTTTGGATAGAGTGCTAGACGCACCGACGTAGGTACAAGCCGTAAATCTAAGCAATAGCCGTCCACGTACCGCCAATTTTGCCGTACAGTAGACTCCCGGCGGTGCCCGTGTTGTTCAGGTACAAATCGCCGTTGTTGCCAAGTCCGGCCGCAGGCACGCCGGCACCGTTCAGGACTTGATTGCGTGCCTGTAATGCCGTGATTGCAGTGGTGTTTGCTGTGATCGCAGTCGTGTTCGCGGCAATCTGAGTACCTTGGTTTATAACCGTTGTACTCAGCCCGGCGACCTGCAACGCCAGCGCAGCGACTTGCGTAAACAGCGCAGGCAATCCGGCGACGTTCGAAGGATCGATTGCGCCCTGGTCGTTCAGGATAGACTGAATCTCCAGCAGCCACCTATTGAGCTGCTGAAACTCTCTCGTTAGCGTCGGCGGTGGCGGTATCTTGAGCGTCATGGTTTCGCTTTAAAGCGTCATATTTTATTTCAACGTCATGCCTCACACCCCAACGTCACGTGCCAGGCGTGATGTTGGCGAATAACTCATCGATCGTAAACGGCGACTGCACACCACTGTACTGCAAACGGAACTGACGGCGACGCCCCGTTCCAAATTCACGACCGATCGCGCGACGCTGGCCTGGCTGGGGCATGGTGATTTGTCGGGCGCCGCGCCATGTCACGGCCTTATCTTCGGACCAATCGAGCTGGAAGTTTCCGGCCGCCGGACCCATTGACGATGTTACGTCAATCGAGTTGTACGTCTGTCGGGTTTCTTCGCTTCCGACCCACGGCGATACAATCATCCGTTGCAGCGTGCCGGCCGGTTCCGAGGCATTGTTGATATCAATCGTGCAAATTTCGCCCGTGTCCAATCCGACGTACGTAATGCCGCCGTTATCTTCCGTGGCACATCGGCCGGCGTGATCGAGACGGCCACCCGGCGTTTGCCGATAGGACCACGCGCGAGTCGTAGAGCACAGTTCCAGCGTCCACTGACCGGGGAGTGTCAGGACGTAGAAGTCGCCACCGCCCTGCCCGTACGCATAGGCCGTCAGTGTTGATAGCTCTGCCGCCGTTAGTTGCTGCAAGAGCAAATCAACCCACGGCGGTGATATTGGCTGGCCCGACTGTCCGGTGCAAAGCCACAAGCGGCGGTCGGTGCCAACAAACATGATGATATCGCGGAGCACGGCCAGCGATAGCCGAGCGGCGAGTCCCACGGAATAAAGAGAGTTGGGATAGGCGGTAAATGCGAAATCCGTCTGTCCGCCAGGCGCATACCACTGTTCCAGCGACCTGGCACCGAGCGGCCACAGCACCAGCCCGGACACAGCCAAATCAACGACGCGATCGGCGCGGGCTTCCTTCGTTGCGAAACTGTTAGGCAGGACGTTGGCCGGATCCAGCGGTTCCGAGCTGTACATTTTGGCATTTTGATTGGCGTAGAAATTCGATGCGCCGGACCATACAGCGACGTTGTTCAGTTCAGCGCAGGCGGACGGATCAAAGTCAATACTCGTGTCAAAACCAGCATTGACAACGCCAGCGCTCTGCGTTGCCGTGTAGCCAGTTCCGTATTCTGCCGGATTGTTGGTGTTCCGGTTGGACGCGATCACAAGCGCCGTGCGGTCTTCGGCAAAGCGAATGATCGGCTGCGTTGGATCTACCGCGACAAAGCCAGCCAGCGTCGGCGCGGGCGTCTCTACGCCGTAGAAGATCGAGCCGTCAGCATGCCCGGTCCATATCGTTTGCAGTGCGTGACAGATGGAAATGCATGGCGCCGATGTTGGTTTGCAAACCTGCGTCAGTCCGGGAGCGCCGACGAAACGTACCGGCGCCGGTTTTCCTTCAGACTGCTGACGCGGTACGATCCGTACGTTGACAAGGCGTCCGGCGCCTTCGTCCAGATTCTTCGGGTCTTGGAAGCTGCCAAGTATGTTAATCGCAGGCACGTCAGTTCCTCACGAATCGCAACCACTGCTGCCCGCGCGCCCAATCACGCCAGCGCGCGTTGACGCGTTCAGCGTCCATGATGATCGGATCGGTAGGACTCAGTACGCGACCGTACGATCCCATGACACGACGGCCAAGTAACAGTGTGGCGTCGTGGATTCCTTCCGGCGGAAGCGCCACCGTATCGCTACCATCCGGTGCCGATATCAGAGGCAGCCGGCCGCCGTACTCGATAAGCGCCTTTGCGGGAGCGCGGGGCGGCTGCCATGCTGTAATCAATACGGAGCCGTCAGACTGGCGTTCCTGATGCCATTTCGTGATGATGCCGGGGTACGTCGTACGCACAACATCCGCGATTGGCGCCATGCGCGTTTCGCGGTTGACGGTCAGATTTATGTCGTTCATCCAGATAGAGCGTACGGCAACCGCGTCCACGTTTACGACGGCACCCGTACCGACAACAAACGTATAGACTTGCTGGTTGACGCCGATCGGCAGCACTACGGTCGCGCGCTTGATAAGATACTGACACGCACCATCCGCCTGTTCGGCGCGAAGTAGGTCATTCAGGATCGTGACGTTGTTCGCTATATCTGTTGGCGTAGGTTGCTCAGTCTGGTCAACGATTCCGAACAGATGCAACGCCTTTGTTATGACTTCTTTGGCGGTTGTCATTAGACAGATCCGAAATTTTCAGCAAAGTATGCAGCCGATACAAGCCATTTGTCATTGTGGTTCTTTGGATTACGCGCGATCTTGTCGCCCGTTTTCGGAGAACCTGCAGCCTTATCAACGTCGGAAACCGACACGCCGGTCATGTCGTAACCTGGTTCCCAATCTGCCATTTCAGCAATTTGTTTTCGTCTGTATTTCTTGAACACGGGATATACTGTCTGTGTCATTTTAACACCTGTTTTTGGTAACATGGGTAATCACACCTGTTTCACGGCCGCCCAAGGCGGCGACCATAACTGATCGTTCGGAAAGTCCTTATCCGTCTTTGTGACGTTCGCCAACTCATCAGCTTCATTCGGCGGCGTGACCGTACGGACGGAATTACTTGGGATGAAAGTACCGTCGTAGTCCTGCGGTACGATCGTCGTCAAATTGAAAACCTTGGATGACAACGGCGCATTCGGTCCCATGAACGCAGCCGACTTTCCGATGTTGGCGTAGTACGGTACCGTCGTTAGCAGGTTTGCCAGCCGTGTCGCATCGTCGGGAGCTGCAGCCGGTGCATTAGCAAATGTCGCCGTCGTGCCACTTACAGGCCCGTTGCCCCATATGGCGTCCAGATTGTAGCGGAGCGGCAACGGTTCCGGCGGCGGGTTTAGCGAGTTATCCGGGAGCGCCTGAAAGTCGTAGACTTCGGGCCACGGATCCCAGCAAGGTCGCGTGGCGCGTCCGCTGGACTTCGTACACACCAGTAAGCCCGTAAGCCGCTCCCGCGCCAGCGTAGAGTACCTGACGCGTGCATTACAGCGTGAGCACGCGCCCCACACTTCCGCGAAGCGGAACTTGGGCTTGGCTGTGTGTCGTGGCGCGGCCATGCGATGACTGTATCACGGCAGCCGTCTAGAAAATAGGGGCCTCCGACCGGAGGCCCCTGCCAAGTCGTTGGGGAGGATTAACCCGCCGAACTAAACCCCATCGGCGCCTGGGCTGCCGTACACCGTACGCCAGTCAACGATGGAAGCGGCACACCGGAACCACAGCGCCATCAGTGATGCTTGGTTGCTCCAGTTGCTGTCCTCGCGCATTTCCAGCGCGGAACGCTCCCAAAACGTGAAGCCCTGCCCGTTGTCCTTATCCTGTTCCGATGTCTGGATGAAGTAGTTATTCTTGTCCACCAGGTACGGAGTTTCGACCACTTCCGGCAGGGCGCCGGTCGAGCGCAGGACGTTGATGTTGTTCGTCTGCGCGTTCCACTGCAACGGCGATCCGAGAATGCGCCGGGTTTCCGGGCCGTTTTCCGGCGACAGGATCACGCGGCGCGGCAGTTCGTTGATGATGAACCCCCGGCCATTGCGCGTGTACGAAATCTGGATCACGGCGTTTTCAAACGCCAGTTCCGACACGTTGGCCGAGACGAGCTGGTTGCTCTGCAACCCCGACGCCGTGGGATGGCTCGGAGAAATCAGCGGTACGCCGTCAGCGCGAAGCCCGTTCACGCTATCGGTCGCGACCTGCAGCGGCGCGTGTGCGATGTATTCTTCGGTCTGCCGTGCGCTGAACGCCAGTTCTTTCATCATGCGGGCGCCAACGTCTTCGTAGAGGTTGTCGTCCTTGGCTTCGCGAGAGATCGCGACGGCGAGGCCGTACGAAGCGTGCGTGACCTGAGTACGATAGCCTTCGTTCGGAACGTCAAACTGAACCGGCTCCAATTCCGGCTGTTGGACGGCGAGTCCAAGGCCAGCGCGTTCGGTCATGAACTCTTCGAAGGCTTTTTCAGACGGCTTCGTGTCGAAAAACTGAGTGTAGATCGGACTCAGTCTTTCGTAGTCGAGGCCAAATAAGGCATATAATCCTGGCCAGTACTGGCTGGGCTGGAGACTTCTATCGATCACTTGCAAGGTAGTTCTCCGTACATGTACGGCCGCCAGCGGCCTAGGGTTCTATGCGCGTGAACAGTGAAAACTTTCTTATTAGCGAAGAGATGCTAGCACTGTATTGACGCACTGGCAAACTTGTGCTGTATGACATTTTATCAATATTATGCGTACGGGAATAATATTATGAAAACATGCAGTACGTGCGATCAAACAAAACACGACGAATATTTTCCAAATAAAGGACGGCGTTGTAAAAAGTGTGCGTCTCTTGCTACTAAAGCTTGGTACGCAAAAAAATCTAAAAATGAAATTACACGCCGTGCAATTCAGAAACAACGCAATGACTGGCATCAAAATAAACTCCGTACAGACGCGGCGTATAAAGAGCGTCACTTAGCTAAACGCCGTGCGCGAAGTGCCAAAAACGCAGAAAAGAACAATCCAAAAGAAGCTACCCGAAATGCAGCACGCTTGCGCACAGTAAAAGGCCGCGCGTCCGCTCTGTTAACTGCGGCACGCATGCGTGACCGTACGTGCGACTTATTGCTGGCTGACGTACTCCCGTTGATTGAAATCGGAACGTGCCCCCGCACGGGTTTCAAATTCGACCTGAACCCACACACCAGCCACCATCGTAATCCGTTTTCGCCTTCTATAGACCGAATTGACGGAGCGAAAGGTTACGCAAAAGGCAACATCCAGATTGTATGCTCATGGTACAACATTGCTAAAAATGAGTATAGTGACGCGCAACTGCTGACGTTTTGCCAAGCAGTTGTTGACGCTCATCGCAAATCGGGTGTATGACAAATCATGCGCGACCTTCCCGTACTAAAGCTGAAGCTCACTGAGCCGGAAAACTTCGGCAACGTCGCTGAAAAACTCAGCCCGGAGGAACGGCGTACGCTCGCAACCGATATTATCGAACTGGTCCGGGTTGACGAAAATTCCATGTCGGACTGGCTTGGAAAAGCCAAGGGCTATCTAGACAAGATTGACGAAGACGAAAACGACAATCCGAACGACCGCGAACAGGAAGGCGCGGACGAGGAACCGCCGCCGAAAACCGAAATGACGCTATCGGCGGTCATTCAGTTTTCGGCCCGCGCTACTGATGCGCTGCTAGGCGAACCTGATTTGGCGCGTGCAAGCGAACCCGGTGGCGAAGCTCTCGCGACGTGGGTATCCAGTCAACTCCGTACGAAAGACCCAAACTGGACACTCGATACCGACCCGCTCGTGGTTCACATGGCGGTAACCGGACTTGGCTGGCGCAAGCGTGATTTTGACGATATCGACCGCGTATTCCATTCGTCATTCCGTGCATGTACGGATGTCATCATAAACAGCAGCGTGCGATCCATTGAACGTGCGCCACGCGTCACGGATCAGTTTGAACGCTATCCGTACGAAATTGAACGATCCATCGAGCGCAAGAAATGGATCGACTACGAACCACGTTTTGACGAGAACGACCCGCAGGCACCAAAGCAGTTCTACGAAACAGACCTATGGATTGACCTGGACGGCGACGGCATCGACGAGCCGTGGACGGTCGTTATCGCGCGTGACGACACGCCGGAAGTCGTACGGATACGCCCGCGCTGGTCTAAGAAGACAATCGTGGACACCGAGGAAGTTCTATTCTTCAACGCCATCCGCCGGTTTTATCCGTACCGCTTTTTACCGGACCCGAAAGGCGGCTTCTTTCCGATGGGCTTCGGCAAATTACTGGACCGCGCGGAAAGTTCGGCTGATCGGCTCTTGGGATCGATCGTAGACACGGCCAAGAGCGAAAGCGAAAACGGCGGTGTCTTTGCTGGCGGTGGCTTCGGCCTGCCTGACAAGATCGAGTTGAAAAATAACCGCATCGCAACGGTCAACACAGACGGCGCACCGCTCGCTAACAAGTTCTCGCCGTTCCCCGTCAAGTCCGTTTCGCCGGGTTCCGTTTCGGTACTCGAAAAAATCATGACGCTTGGTGATCGGCTGGCCGGTACGCTGAATCTATTGGAGAACGCGCCCGCGTCCATGACTGCCACGATGGCGAAGGGCATCATTGACAGCGGAACGCAAGTTCAGTCTGCCGTACATCGGCGGCTTGTGACTTCCCTGACGCAAGAATTGCGCATGTTCGTCCAGATGGCGGACGCGTACGACATGCTGCCGGATGGCGTATCGGCGTCCAACAAGGAAGGCATAGCAGTCACGGCCGATCCGGCGCTTGCCACTGAAATGCAGCGCAGCGCACTAGCCGCTCTGTACCTGCAAATGATCGAACTCGGCTCTAAAGCGCCGTCATTTGTTGTACAGGAAGCTGCACTTCGTTTCTGCCAAGTCATGCGGCTGCCCGACCCTGAAAAACTGATTGCGCCGCCTCCGGGACAGCCGCAAGCTACGCCCGATGAAAAGCTGAAAGGCATGATCGGACTTGGCAAGCTGCAGCTAGACAAAATCAAAGTTACGGCTGCAGTCGCCGTACAGCTTACGCAGGCACTGAAAAACATGGTTGACGCCAGCGGCGGCATGCTTGACAACCGCATGGCGTTGCTGCAAATGGCTCAGCTAGAGCAAGCCGTACAGTCGTTGATAGAGGGCGCAAGCAGTGCAGACGGCATCCTTAACGGAATGGCTCAACAGCCCGGAAACCAAAGCCCTGGTAACGTACCTCAGATACCGCCTAATGCCGCTGGTGGAGACGTACTTGGCGGGGCAACCGGCGGACCAGACAGCGCAGGGGCGAGCGGCGGCACATCATGAGACTATCCGGCTGTTAGCGGAACCGCCGGAACGAATTGCCGAAGCATTTGAAAACGCAGCTAGGAACTTAAATGAGCAATATCGGCGTACATGATTTCGCGATCCCGCATGAATTTGCGCATCCATTGCGAGACTTGATCATCGTTCGGCTGCCCTTACCGCCGAAGAAAATCGGCAGTCTGGAAATGCCAGATATGTTCCGCGACATGGCGCAATATAACGTCATGGCGGGTCGCATCGTCGCAATGGGGCCGCTTGCTTTCACGTACAAAGACGGCACCGGCAACGTGGCAAAGGACTGCGCGAATATCGGAGATTGGGTGGAGTTCCGCCCGTACGCAGGGACGCAGACGATAGGCGGCAAAGTGACCGGCCTTGGAAACTGGCGCTACCTCTCCAGTTTCCAAGATGTAATAGCCATACTGCCGGCCGACAAAATGCCGGACCCGGCAACGTTGATATGGGACGACGAAGACACGCCCGCCGCAGTGCCGCCCGTAAAAGAGTTTGGCGGCAAGCCACGCGAAAAAGTCACAGGACTCTGAAACATGGCCGATTTGAACGTAATGTTACTGGAGCACGCCCGCGCCGGTCTGCAAGCGCAGCTCGACAAAGCCGTGACGGACGGCGACACAGAGGCCGCCCGCAAGGTATCGGACGAACTCGGCAAACTCAGCAGCGCCACCGCACCAAAAGCGCCACCGTACGGTGACGCGGAAATCCGTGCCGAACTGAATAAGCTACCCTGGTTCGGCGCCGATCCGAAGAAAACCGGCCGTACTGTGGAACTTGGCAAGAGCATGGATGTCAAGAAATTCGGCACGGCTGCCGAGTTCGCGACGGCGCTCGTAAAAGCCGTAGACGAAGAGTTCAAACCAGTTCCGGCGGCCGGCGATGGTGAAGAAAACGAAACCGACGAGGAAGACGAAACCGACGAGGAAAAGAAGCCGCCAAAGAAAACACGCGCCAGCGACGGCCCAGCGGACACCGATACGACCGGCACTCGCGCACGTCGTACGTCGGGACCGTGGGCCAAAATGTCCGACGCGCCCGCCGACGTGCAAAAGGAAATCAACCGCACCGCCGACAAGTTCGCTCGAAAAGATAAAGAGGAGCGCGAAAAATACGTGGCGAAGGCGCTTGAAGCGCAGTACGCTGCACACCAACGCGCCAAGGGAAAGAAATAGGTAGACCATGACCGAAGAAAATCCGTTCGCAGGATTACCCGACGCGCTCGCGCCCCATCCGCCGGCACCCGTACCGGAGCCGCAGGCGGCTAGTGACGCCATGTCCAACGCGTCGCCATTCAAAGAACCGCTGGATATCGATGAAATCATCAAAAATCTGGAAATCGACAGGCCGCTGAAACTGTTCATTCCGCGACAGATCATGGCGCGGTTCCCGCAAGTCGAGTTCCGAATCATCAACAGCATCCCATCCGAAATCGCGCAAGCGGGGAATCTTGGTTTCAAGGAAGTGACGGACCCGGAAGCCGTCGCGCTGTTCAACGGCCTCGTGGCAGGCACCGATAAAACAGGCAAGGCATACTACCCGCTTCTGTACGGACGACCCAAGGCCGTAGGCAGGCACATCGCCAACCTACACCGCAAGCAGCTCGCCAGCCTGTATGCGGGCATGGACCCGAGCAACAAGGACTTGAGCGGCAAGTACACCGGAAACGTAGACGCCAAGGACGGCACGAAAGGCCAGTTCACTGGCGCCGGTTTCCGAATCAAAATGGGGCCAACATAATTAAGTTAGGTGCGACGGCCTGGGAGGCGAAAGCCGCTAGGACCAGCAGATGCCCGCAACACATCGTCAGCAGTTAAATCGCGGTAGCTGACGGACGGATTTGGGTACGATCCGGCTCGCGCAGAAGCAGGCAGTCCGTGGGTTTATCCAGTCACCCCGAGAGAGAACAGCGCACCGCCTTTTATCCTACGGAGGTTCACGACATGAACATAATGCCAATCGTCGGTTTCTACTGGAAGCACGGCCAACAAATCAACGCGATGATCCCCAAGAGCGGAACCGGCGCTCAGTCATCGCTTATACTCGATATCGCGGCTGCAGCGGTCCCCGTCATCAAAAAGCACTGGCCACAGTTGAACGCCAACAATCTATGCGATGACGCCCTGGCGGCACTGAAAGAAGTTCTTGGCGCTCCCGTCGAATTGTCAGCCAAAGATGTTGACGAAGCCACGCGCGTTCAACACCCTACGCACGTCTGATTTAGCCGTACTGTGACGTAAAAGACACGCCGTACAGGTGTACGCTGTTGCTGGGTTCAACCCAACGCAGGAGCGTACACAATGAAGCGATTTCTGGCATTGGCAGTCATCACGGCTGCACTCGCTGTTCCGGCCGCTGCGGCCGACCTGAAGCCCCTTATCGTCAAGGCCCCGCCGCTGTCCACCGGCTGCACCGTTACGCAGTGCTCTGGCTGGTACGTCGGTGCTTCTATCGCCGGCATCGGTACGACTGTTGATTTCATCGGTCAGGGCATCAACGGTGCGCTTGCCGGTGGCGGTTACATGGGCGGACAAGCAGGTTACCAACTCTGGAATGGCAAATATTTCGCAGCGGCCGAAATCGGTGCCATGTACGAAACCAACAGCAGCAATCCAACAACGCCGGTGCTCGGCAGCAACCGTCGCGATATCGAGTTTGTACTCATCAAAGGCGGCATGGGACTGGACGGATTGCTCGGATTGGCTAGCACGGCTCCCACGTCACCAAGCCAGGCACCCACCACAGTATCCGTTCCGGCGTCGCTGGCATCCGCGCTTCTCTCGCCGTACGTTCAAATCGGTTCAATGTGGCGCGGCGGCAAGTCTCAGGAAGTCAATGGCGGTGGAGTTGGCTTCGTACTGTCTTCGCACGTCGATCTTGATTTGTCGTACCTGTACGCCCCGGCCATGGACGGCCTGCCTGCCGCAAATTTCGTGTTCCTTAAGCTGAACTATAAAAACTAAGCACGTCGGACCGATAAAAAAGGGGGCCTCGGTTTGAGGCCCCCTTTCTGTCGAGAAAGACGCGTTACCCGATTTTCTCGATAGCCTCCAGAACAATGCTCGTGACCGTACGCCGCAGCTCTTTGGCCTTGGCGTTGATCTTAGCTTTTTCGGCCTTGGTCAAACGCATATCGAGACGTTCCGGCCGCGCGATGAACACCGATTTCGCCTTGGCTGGCTTACGCTTCGCAGCCTTTTTGGCCTTCGGCGCCGGGCGCTTGGTCTTTGATTTCGCCGGTCGCTTTTTCTTCGCCTTGGCTGACTTGCGCTTCGCGGCCTTTTTGGCCTTCGGCTTTGGCTCATCAGGCGATGCGCTAAAATCCTCTTCCATATGTGCAATCCCTGTACGTGAGTTGACGGTGCCCGACTAATAGCGTACGATGGCGTACAAGTCAACACAGGTACGTCGTTGGCTTTGCAGCGAAAGGACACCTCATGAACCATCCGAAGCATCACGAAAAGCGCAGCGATCCCGACGACGATAACAACAACGAAGGTCAGTCCAAGACGGCCGCCGAATCGAACAAGCCGAACCCGAAGGCGCCGAACCCGCCGACCACTCAGGCTGATCGTGACGCGACCGACAAGCAGGGCGGTCCCGACGGATCGCCGGAAGACTGACAACAAACGGCCCTCTGTACTAACGTACGGAGGGCCATCAATTCAAAGGATACGACATGCTGGCGAACAACGTTGCGTGCATTTCTGGTTACGGCCATATTGACTGCACCACGGTTAGTGGCTGGATCACGATCGGAATTATCATGGGATTCGCTTTTGCCGCTGTTTACGCGGAGCGCGGCAAATGACCGACCGCGAGCCGAGCAAGGAAGAGGTGGACGCCGCATTCGAACGGTACGCCGCAGGCAGGCCGCGCGGCTGCTGACCGGCAATCAAATAATCGAGCAGGTGTGCCTCGAATTGCGCGCGCCAGCTTGTGGGCCAGCGTTCGGACGCGCCAGTGAGGACAACGAATGTCGATCGATAAGCAGTACGGCAAACCCGTCATGGTCTGCGATGATTGCGGCGAAGGCTACGAAGGCCCAAGCGACGCGAGTGCGTGCCCGGCATTCTGGGATGCCTTCATTGAAGGGGCCAAGGCCGAAGGCTGGCGCATCTACCAAGAAGATGGGGAATGGTGCCACCGTCGTCCTGGGTGCCTCTGATGGCCACGGCCCCGATGATGCTGCCGCTGCCCTCAACCCTCAATCGCCATCGAAATAGCGCAGCAGTCCCAGCGATCCGGCGAACGACTTAATTCTTTCCTGATCGTCTCTTTCGGCGTCATGAACAGCCGCGCTTTCTCGTCACGGTGGCAACCTTGACGGCCCCACTTGTACGCCGCTGCTTCCTCTTGCGCCATCTTGTCGTTCGGCATCGACACGTTGCCGCCGAGCCAGCGCAACAACTTATCGTGCAACTCCGCACGCCTGTTGCCGTACATAACAGAGTTGTTGGCGCCGTGACTGAAAATGACGGGCACGATCTTTTCAGGCCCCAGCGAGCGCATGCGAAGCCTGCAGCCGGCAACCAGGTCGCGCCCGTAGCCGCCAGTTCCGTCAATGAGAATAGCATCCATATCAAAACGCTTGAACGTCGTCACCAACCAGTCCGAGGCCACATTGCCGTCCCGGCTGGCCAGTTCACCCCACACCCGCGCGCCGATCGCGGAACCCTGCCGGTCACACACGAATGGTTTATCCTGACCGTCCCCTGCTGGGTCCACGCAAAGCAATTTCAACGCACCAGCGGACGGCGCTGGCTTGTTGGTCATGGCCGCGACAACCAGCGACGCCGGGTAGAAATCCAGCGTACTGTCGGCCATGAAGCATTCACTATAAACGGCCGGGAACTCTTGACGCGTTAGCCTATGAATCGTCTCAGGCTGCCCGCCGTTCATTGTTGCCAGCGAATAGTTTTCTCTCCAAAACCAGTAAAGTTGCTCACGGTCGAGCTGATGCAGTTGTGCATAATCCTCAAAATCTTTTGGTGCCCTCCAGCCAACTGGAACTGCCGTACGATATTCAGGCATCAAAGACCACGGCAGAAAATGAATGCGCCACTCACCTTTATTGCCGTCCGCGTTTGCTTGTTCACACATATTGAAAAACATACCGGACTGACCATTGCCGGTGCTTTCCATCGCAATCTCAGTACCGGGTAGGCTTGAAACTGTTTTAAGCAACCCGGACGACAAATCTTCGACGTTTTCAAAAAGCGCCGCTTCGGACATGTGCAGCAAATGAAAATCGTCAGAACGGCCGATATCGCCGCCATCGGCCGATGATACTTTGTACAGAGACTTTAGCCTGTCGAAAATCAGCTCTTGAGCATTAGTGGCACCAATAGACGGGCGTACGGCTGGCGGCAGCCCAGCGGCAAATTCCTTAATTTCACGATGCAAATTACGCGCGCTATCCGCACGATGCGCAATAACTTGAGCCCTGCGACCAAACATGGTTGCAGTCTGATGGAAGAAACGGCCACCTACATACGTACTGACGCCCATCCGCCGTGCTTTTGGAATAAGCGCACGCACCATGCCGAACACTTCGCGCTCACGCTCTATCCGGGCATGCAAAACGCGTTGTGCATTGTTTAGAATGAACGGTATGCGTTCGCCGCCTTTACGCGGACGTACACATAGAAACTTTTCGCGATAGTAATCAAAATTGCGAAGTTTCGCCCGTACATCTTCCTTGGTCTGTACGGAACGCTCCGCAACGGTCCACGGAAAGTTCACACGGCAACCTTTGGACTGAGCGTCGAGAGCGCAAGCGCAGGATCCGCCGGAATGATCTTTTTGACTTCCGGCATATCCGCCACGGCTTCGATCAGTTTGGCGCGAGAGCCAGGATCGGCAACCGCATTCGCGGCCTGCGTGATTTCCGGTGCCGACAGATTCTTCACGACTGAGTTAACCTGCGAGGCTGGACTTGCGGCGTCCTTGGATTTCAGAGCTGCATAGATCGGGGCAAGCACGCCGATCAGACCAGCGATTCCGGTGACGACCTTAACAACGCCATCGTAGATCGTGGACACGTTGTTGATGATGTCGGTCTGCTGCGCCGGACTGATGAAATGTACGGCAACAAGAGTCGCGGTGACGCAGCCGACGCCGGTTATGACGTGCCGGCCGACCGACTTATACTGATTCCAATTCCAGTCAGGTTTCCAGCCCATAGGTGCGCTCCCGTTAAAGGTCGCACCCTACATAGCATTTGTCAGACAGCCGGGCAACGGTCCTAAATTCGGCCGAGTACCAGCAGAATCACAAGGATGACGACGATAAGTCCGAGGCCGCCGCCACCATAGTAGCCGGTGCCGTAGAAGGGACCGCCACCAAGTCCGCTGAAGCCGCCCAGCAGCAAAATAACCAGGATGATAAGAACGATCATACTAACAGACATGGCTTATGTTCCTGCTCTCTCGTCTTTCCGACCTTGAAGATTGCCCTTGGCTTCCGCAGCAGCTTCCAGCCGCTTCGCCATTCCGTTGGTGGCTGTATGTACTTCGTTGATCACTTTGCTGTTCAACAGCGACGCCCGTAACGACCAGCCTTGCAGAAAAAGACCGCCAGCGACGCCAAGCAGCGTGGATACCGCCACGATGATTTGCGCCGTGTCGTTCACTGGTCCGCTCCGCGTTGACCAACTACGATTCTCGCACGGGATTAACCGAAGGATCTAGCGCCATGATTGCCTTCAGCAGCGGCGCGCACCCCGGCTGCGTATCCATCGTGCCGCCGTCGAAATGCCCGTCGCCAGTGTACTTGCCGCGCACTTGAACGTTTGTTCCACCCCATATGTAAGGAGAAGGCTTGCCACGCAGGTCGTAGCCGGTGCCGTTGAAAATTTCAAAATAGTACAGAAGTTTCTCAAGTCGCCAGTCGGTCACCGAATCGAGTCCGTCAAGGTGCAGCGCATCGCGCACACCGGACGGAAAGTCAGGAAACGGCCCGCGATTTTTGGGAACGTGGCGCGTCGGACGGTCGAGCGGATCGCCATTACCGAGGTAGGTCGAAAAATTCGCGTCACTCTCGCGACGGTGAAGTATCGCGACTCCGTACCATGGCACTTGCCCAGCAACACTTGCCAGGTACTGCGCTTTATGATCGAACGCGAACTTCGCAAGCCTGCCGAACTCCGCAACGCGCGACGGGTTAATGACCATCGCATCCCATTGCTTTGCGTAGGTTGGCCACTTCGTTCCGTACCTCATTTCACGTCACCCCATGATCTCTTCGACGCGGATACTACCGCCGCCGTGCGTCCACGTCCCGGCCGCGCCGCCGCAATAAATCGTGTACGCCGTGCTGGATACCGTGTTGGGCTGGTCCAAGGCTTCAGAGAACTGACTGAAGCCAATGATCGCACCGCCACCAATCGAGAAAGACGGACTGGACGACTGCCCGATCAGCGTCCCGGCGCCACGGGCGAGTTGCGTGGCTGCACCGCCGTTCGTGGCGTTCGGACCGCCGCTGGTCGTCTGGCCGCGCACTGACACCAGATTGGCGGCGCTCGTCGGAGATATGGATTTCGTGACCGCAGTTGCAACAGTAATGCCGGCGCTCGTGCAACTCGTCGTGGACGACGTTCCGAACGAACCAGTTTGTACGATGTCACCCGGCTTCTTAACGCCAGGCCCCATCATCTGCAGCGTCGTACATGAACTTGCCCACGTTCCTGCGGTCGTCAAACCGCCTGAGAAATCACAAAAACCAACGATGCGTACGGCGTCTGCAGACACGCCATTTGCCGCGTACAGCACACCAGCAGTTCCGGCGCTGCCGCTGATCGTCGTGCTGGTCTTGAGCGTGCTCTCCCAAGCCGAGCACGGAAAGATATTCGTGGCGTTGCTGCACGTCGCCACTGCCAGCGCAGGCGCACCCCCGTTATGCTCAAGAAAAATCCAGATGCGGAACGATACGTTGCTGGACGACGTGCCGAGCGTCGCACCGGATGGGATGGTAAGAGACGTGCTTGCAGTGATCGTGTCCCAGACAACCGTTCCCGTCGTTAGCGACGTGGACCGGAATGGCACCAGCACCGGATTGCTGCCGGTAGGCGCACTCCCGTTGGCCTGCGTCAAGCCGATCGTCAGCGCACTCCCGGCAGCCGACGCCGACAAGCCGAGATTGATCGGCATGTCGTAGCCGGTCTGTACGGTTATGTTGCCGCAGTTAATGCCGGTACCGCTGGTGTAGCGCCACGCCTGATTAACACCAGTGCAGCCCGGCAATGGAAGGTCGGTCGTGGACACGCCGTCAAGTGTGCCCTTGGCTGTATTGGCTGGCCCTACCGTAAAGCCGCTGTTGCCGATAGGGCCGAAAGCTGGGTCTACGGTGGAACCGCCGCTGACGAGCGGTTGCCCTGAAGTGCCGGGCGCGGCGTTGCCGAATCCCGTTACACCGCCGCCGCGTCCGATCGGTACGGAGTGATTCGGCGTCTGCCATTGCGCCAACGCAGGGCTGGCGACCAAAAGCAGCGCAAGAGCAACAGCACGGATAGCGATTTTCATGGGGCGATGATCCACGAGTTAAGATCGGGAGACGGACGCAGGCGCACGCCTGCGAGACTGTCGGCGGTGGATAGAAGCTGCCACGACGCCTTTTGCATGATCGTGGAACCGTCTGCGGCCGGCGTGACCAGTATCGTATGGGCAACTACGCCGGTCGAAAAATCAACCAGCTCGATATCCTTTTTCGTAAGGTATTGAGCTGCAAGCGTTGGCAACGTAACCGACGTATTGGCGGGCGCGACACGCTGTACGGCTGCAAGCGATACGCCTGAGTTTATGACGTTGTTCGCATTCGGCAACGACTGAAACACTGGACCGGACGTTGACAAGAATGACTGCCACAGCGCAGGCGTCGCCACCTGATATGCGCCAGCGACGGGATTCCATAGGTAGATTGTACCTTCGGCGGTCCACGACGGAATGGCGGGCTGAAACCAAACGGTCGTTGCCTGATTTACGGTCGGCGCCGTCTGACCCACCGAGAGCGCGAACAGCCCCATGCGATTCAGCGCGGCAACAAGCCAATCGAGTCCCGGCATGCGCTCCGATCGGAGAGAGCTACCGACGAGCCGCAACAGTCCAAGAAAATCCGTCGTGTAGTTGTAGCTCATATCGCGTGCTCATTTTCAGCCGTGTACAGCGGATTAAGTGCAACTGCGACAGCAGCCGGATTTGCGGGCCATGCACCAGCCGCCTTCGGGCCTAGGATGGACGGTTGCAAACCGTAATTCGGATATCCGCCCCACAGCAAACAGTAATCACCGTCCAAGCCTAGTGTGTTCGCTGGCTGTGCCGAGCTGAACCACTTCAGTGTAGCCTGGTACGTTGCCGAGACAGCAAAGAGGTAATTACCCCACGAACTTGGCCCTTCGTTGGAGCGTTTGACGTACAGAAACCACGTCTGCGTATCCACGTACACGTCACCGACGACACCCACAGTCGGCAACGGCTCGCCAGTGCCGCGCAATACGGAGCCGAATTGCTTCGTCTGCGCAAACACGCCTTGCTGTAGCGTTCCATTGTCAAAACCGGCCATTAGACTGCGTGCTCGTTTACGGCGGTGTACAGCGGATCGAGAACCACAAGAACGACAACCGGCGCCGAGCGCAAGCCACGCTCAAGTACGGACGTGTTTGGAAGCTGCGAAACCGGAATGGCAAGGATGTATTCCGTATCCAGTCCGGCAACTACGGCCTGCCATGAATTGCTGAATACGATCGGCGCACCTTCGTCCGAAAGACCCGCAGGCAGCGAATAACCGGCGTACGTCGGATCGAGCAAGATATCAGGCCCATCACCACTTTCAGGCCAGCAATCGTTCGCTTTCGGGCCGCAAATGGATGGCTGAAGTCCGTAGTTGTTAAAGCCGCCCCACAACAGGCAGTAGTCACCATCTACACCGAAATCATTTGTCGGCAGTGAGGAACTAAACCATTTCAGGGCGGATTGATATGCAACCGGGATAGCAAACAGGTAGTTGCCCCACGGGTCTGTGGCTTCCGAACTGCGCTTTTCGTACAGAAACCAAGCCTGCGTATCGATGTACAAATCACCAACAACGCCTGCCGCCGGCACTGGCGGTCCACTGCCACGCAGGATCGAGCCAAACTGCTTGGCTTGAAAGAATATGCCGTGCTGCGAACTGGCGTTGTCGTGACCGGCCATGTTAGGTCGATGCTCCCACGTCACCCGTACGCGAGACTTGCATATCCATCACGACGCCGGTTCCGTCGCTATTGTTAATGTTCAGTATGCGCAGCCGTACGTACCCCTCACGATGCGCGCGCCGTGACGTACCTACGACAAGGTTTTGCCACTGGTCGATCGGCCGGGCCGACGAATCGGGATCGCCACC